ATTCCAATTATATTAAAGAAAACACCAGAAGGTGATACACTTGGAAACTCTGCAGAAAACACAGCGGCATCACTAGTAAACGAAGATAAAAAAGCAGGCAAAGAAGGATCGAGAGTACAATCACCTTTTTTACAAGAAGCATTTACTAGTGATGTTGATAAAAGTCCAATAACAAATAAAGCAAACGGCGATGATTTAAGTTTAAATGTTGTCAGCAAATCAAATGCCAATACCCCAAACATACAAACAATAGAAGAAGCAGTTGGTGTAGCAGATTTCACAGAAGCAGGAACAAGTGTCAGAGGACCAGTTACATTAAAAACAAACAAAGATGGCGACAACGATATAAGTGTTGATGCAGAAACAACTAAATTAGCAGAAGATAATATTGCTCAAGAATTTTTCGAAGAGATAAAAGCAACACCTAACAAGTTCAAAGACTTTGCCACAATGACATACAGTGTGAGTGTATACATTCTAGGTAAAGCACAATACAATCAAATGGTCAGCACAGGTGTTAAATCAGTACAAGGTTTATATCTCATTATGCAGAGCGGTGGCATCAGCAACAATCCTGCAGGCAACTATGGTGCTAAAAGAAGTTCGTCGTACTTTAAAAAAGACTTTTATATCGATGATGTAGAGTTAAAAGGAATGGTAAGTGGCACATCAAACAGAGCCGCTCATAACACTTTTGAAATTAACTTCCAAGTCACAGAACCAAATGGATTAACATTTCTTGAAGAACTCCATGGAATTGTACAGGAATATAATGTTGCGGCAGGTGTCAACAAAGAACGCATAAATTATGCGGCACAAAACTTTTTAATGGTTGTACGTTTTTATGGTTATGACAAAAACGGAAAACAAATAACAGGCAGAGACATAGGCGTAAGCGAATCACTAAGTGATTTAACTTCTGTCAGTGAAAAGTATATTCCTTTTCAATTTAGTAGCATACAGTTTGCTATTGAAAATGATGTAGTTAGATATAGATGTAAAGCAGTGGCACCGCAAACACAGATACCAATGGGTGTTGCTAATTCGACAATACCATTTAATGTAGAACTAATGGGACAAAGTGTAAAACAAGTTTTGTCTGGCGTAGAATCACAAGCAGAAGCAACACAAGAGGGCGAACAATCTGCGGAAGATTTAGAAGCACAAGACGAACTACTAGAAACTAATCATCAAGTTTCTTTAATCAATGCACTCAATCTCGAGCAAAAACTTTTAGTTAATAAACAAGTCTACGAGTATCCAAATGTTTACAAAATAGAATTTGAAAAAGACAGTGGCATCGGCGATGCCAGTGTTATCACAACAGCAGATACAACTGATCTAGATACTACAAATATGTCCTTAGTACAACAGGCACAGCAAAATTTATTAACCAACAAAGGATTTTACGATCCTAAAACAAAACGTTTCTCGATACAAGCAGGTCAGTCTATTGTTCAAGCAATTGATATGATCATACGAACAAGCACATACATATCCAATCAACAATGGATTAACTTTGACGAAAAAACTGGAAAAGTAACAAAGAAAGACAAAGCACCAGATGTGTTACAGTGGTTTAAAATTAGAACACAAGTTAAGATGCTAGAATACGATAACAAACGTAACGACTTTGCTTATGAAATAAAATATATTGTTTCGAGATATCAAGTCAATAACGTTCGCAGTCCTTATTTTGGACCCACAAAGTACAGAGGTGTTCACAAGGAATACAACTACTGGTTTACTGGTGAGAACACAGAAGTACTAGACTTTAGACAAGACTATAACTATTTGTACTATCAAACAATGTCCGGTGATGTTGGAGTTCCGCATTTACAAAACAATGCTCGAGAATTACAAAAGAGATATTATCAACCAAACTCAAGCGAAAGTAATCAAGGTGGAAGAAATAGATCTGCAGAAGGGGCCGCCAATGCGGCAAGTATACTTTACTCGCCGAGCGATCAAGCAACAGCAAGTTTGACAATTCTAGGAGATCCCGATTGGATTGCACAAAGTGAATTGTTCTATAGTCCTGATGCTGTGGGTGTAGGATTGGGTCCATTCATGCATGATGGTAGTGTAAATTATGATGCGTCGGAAGTGTTGTTTAGTGTCAATTACAATACACCAGTGGACTACAATTTATCAACAGGCGTTGCCGACACAGGCACACAAAACTTAGGTAGAAATTTAGGCAGTGGAGTTGCTGGCGTCTCGCAGTTTAGTTTTGTTTATAGAGCAAACACAATAACTACATATTTAAGTGGAGGTGCATTTAGACAAAACTTACAAGGTAGTCTAATGTTATTTCCTAACGAAGAACAGCAAGAAACAGAACAACAAGAAATGAACGACCTTGTTGAGAAAACTATTGTTGAAAATCCACCTGTGAGTGGAATGATATACGACGAAGAATTTGGAGAATATGTTTTCCCACAAGAACTTGATGACAATTCAGACGTTGGTACTGAAACAACCGAAAGAGATGACTAATGGCCGATAATATTATCAAAAGCAGAGGACGTACATCAGGGTATAAACTTGACAGAGGAGGTATCCCTACAGAGAGTGGTCCTTTTATTGGTATTGTTAAAAATAATTCAGATCCAAACAGAACTGGACGTGTACAAGTTTATATTGAAGAGTTTTCTAAATTAAGCAAAGACGATCCCACAGGTTGGAGAACTGTCAGTTACATGACACCTTACTATGGTCGAGTAGAACACAATGGCACAACCGAAGGTACGGGAACTTTTGTAGGTAATACACAAAGTTATGGAATGTGGTTTACTGCTCCAGATATAGGAACACGTGTTATGTGTTTCTTTGTAAACGGCGATCCAAATCTAGGATACTACACTGGATGTATTCCGGAAAGTGGACTAACACATATGGTTCCGGCAATAGGTGGTAACGTTACAGAGATTAACGTCAAAAATAAAGAACTCACAGAAGACCCACGTTATTACAACAGTGACAAACCAGAACACAAATCTGTTGTTGCCACAATGTATCAGCAAGGATTACAAAACGATACTATAAGAGGACCTATAACAAGTTCTTCACAACGTGAAAGTCCAAGTACTGTGTTTGGTATCTCAACGCCTGGACGTCCTGTGTATGCCAATGGTATGTACGATGCTAATGCCAAACAAACATTAGAAGAAAATATTTCCAACGAAGAAACAGATCCAGAAGATGTAAAGATTATTGGACGTAGAGGTGGACATTCAATTGTAATGGACGATGGCGATCTAGAAGGTGTTAATCAATTGATGCGTTTGCGTACAAGTTTGGGTCATCAAATAACAATGAGCGACGATGGTGAAACTTTTTACATCACACACGCAAATGGACAATCATGGATTGAATTAGGCAAAGCAGGAAACATAGATGTGTTTAGTACAAACTCTGTTAATGTAAGAACACAAGGCACAATTAATTTACACGCAGACAAAGATGTAAACATTAATGCTGGAAATGATGTAAACATAAAAGCCGCAAATACATTCAACACAGAATCTACTGAAAATACAAACATTGGTGCTAAACAAATCGACTTAAACAAGAGCGGTGCAAGTACAACCACTACAACACTAAATAAATATAAGGACGTTGAAATAACAGATGATGGTTGGACAGCGACCGAAAGTGAAAGTCTAAGTTCTATTTGTACAGTAGTTCCCACTCACGAACCATATGCAAAGCACGGTGTAGGAGATACTGGAATAACACCTATAGACAGAGACAAGTTAGATAAACAAATTATTACATTAATTGATAATGAAAAAGTTGAACCACCTAAATACACATAATGGCATACAAAGGTTACACCACAATTGATAGAATTAAAAATTTTAAAATCTCAGACTACGATTTAGTAAAAAGAGATTTTTTAAATAATCTCAACATAAGGCAAGGTGAGGTTCCTGGACGTCCAGAAGTTGGTACAACACTTTGGAACTTTGTATTTGATCCAAACACAGAAGATACTGTACGTAAATTACGTGCAGAAATAAATCGTTTGATAGACACCGATCCCAGAATCACAGCAGAAGAAATCAATATCGAAGCAAAAGCACACACTGTGTTAATGGAAATAAATGCTAGAATACATCCAAATGTAGACCTTCAACAGTTAAATGTCATGTTTGACCAAAACACAGACAAAGCAACATACACTTCATAATCTACGTAGTTTATAACAGTCATAAATAACAGAAAGTTATTTTTTAAGTTATTATGGCAACAAGTTCAAGACAAACAAATATTTTTGGATTAGAAGATTGGCGTAGTTTATACAAGACATACAATCAAGCAGATTTCCAAAGTTACAACTTTGAAACACTGAGAAAAAGTTTTGTAGATTACATTAGACAAAACTATCCAGAAGACTTTAACGACTATGTTGAGTCGAGTGAATTTGTAGCACTGTTAGATGTTATTGCTTTTATGGGACAAGCAATCTCATATAGACAAGACTTAAACACAAGAGAGAATTTTCTAGACACAGCAGAACGCAGAGATTCAGTTGTGCGTTTAGCAGACTTAGTTGGATACACACCAAAACGTAATGAAAACGCAAGTGGGTTTTTAAAAGTAACAAGTGTTGCTACCACAGAAAACATTGTAGATTACAATGGAACTAATTTAGCAAATGTTAAAGTACGTTGGAATGATTCAACAAATTCCGATTGGCAAGATCAATTCAACACAGTACTAAATGCTTTGTTAGTTGATTCACAAAAAATTAATAATCCTGGAAGATCAGCAACAGTGTTGGGTGTTGATACAGATGAGTACACAGTTAACTTGGCAAACAATTTACTTCCAGTGATTCCATTTAATTCAAATGTAAATGGAACTGCAATGAATTTTGAAATTGTCAGTGCCACAACAGCAAACAGTACAAGTGTTTATGAACCTGCTCCAGTTTTAAACGGAGACTTTAATTTCTTATACAGAAATGACAAGCAAGGATTTGCATCTGCAAACACAGGTTTCTTTTTCCATTTTAAACAAGGCACACTAACAAACAAAGACTTTACATTAAATGATAGAATTGCAAACAGAAGTGTTGATGTAAATGTAGAAGGTATTAATAACTCAGATGTTTGGTTATATGAATTAAACAAAACATCCGGCGACGTTATAGCAGAATGGGAACAAGTAGAAAATGTATATGCTCCCAAAACTACACAGTTGGAAGGCAGTGATAAAAAATATTACAGTATAACAAGTAGAGCAAGTGATCAAATCACATACAACTTTGGCGATGATGCTTTTGCAGATATTCCGTTGGGTTTCTTTAGAACATTTATTAGAGTAAGTAACGGCAGAGATTACACCATAAACAAAAATGATATAACAGGTGTAAACATCACAGTACCTTATATCAGTAGATCTGGAAGAAATGAATCAGCAACGTTTACAATGTCGTTGACACAAAATGTAAGCAATGCGGCCAGCAAAGAAACTATCGATGATATAAAACGTAATGCTCCTGCTAGATTTTACACACAGGATAGAATGGTAAATGGCGAAGACTACAACAACTATCCTTACACAGCATACAGTAGCATTATTAAATCAAAAGCAATTGTAAGATCAAACATTGGTACTAGCAGACACTTAGACTTAGTAGATCCAACTGGCAAGTATTCCAGTGTAAACACTTTTAATTCAGACGGTGTTCTGTTTGAAGATTCAACACAGTCAAGTTTTACATTTGACTTTGATGATAAAAACGATATTGATGATGTAATTAGAAATCAACTAGAACCTATCCTGGCAGATAGAAGTTCTGTACATTTATATCACAGCGAATACACAAGAAAAGATATTAGTAGTATTGATATCAAATGGAATCAAAGCACAACAACTACAAATACAACAACAGGATATTTTAAAACATCTGCAGGAACTCCATTAGCAATCAGTAGTTACGCAGGTGACGATACACAATACATTGCCGAAAACGCCTTGGTTAAATTTACAACTCCAACTGCCGACAGCGGCGGAGTTTATTATTTTGATGCAAACAATAGACTAAAACAAAAAGTTGCTTTAGACACTACAGATGTTACTGAGATTTGGACTAGTATCAAGACAGTTAAATTAGATGGCACAAACTTTGGTACAGGAAATGATGCAGACGGTGTTGGTCCAGTTGTTGTTACAGACTTTATACCAACTGATGCAGTACCTCTTGAAGTTATTCCAGTTTACAACACAGACTTACCAACTGCTTTAGAATCAGACATACTTGATCAAATCGAATTATATAACGATTTCGGTCTGGGATATGATGCAGACGAAGGCGAATGGTATATTATCACAAGTACCAACATCGACAAGACCGGAGACTTTGATTTAGCAAACGCACAAGATACAAGCGGTACAGGAATTGATGCAAGTTGGTTTGTAAAACTTACTGCTTCGGATAATGTTTACACAGTGACAAGCAGAGGACTAAATTACTATTTCAGTAGTATTATTGAATCAAGATTCTACTACAATAAAAAAGATAAAATATATGATCCAAAAACTGGACAAGTGGTAAATGACTTTGTCAAAGTATTAAAAACAAACACACAACCTGGAAGTAATAATCAATTAAAAACAGATATTAAATTAGATATTATTGATCAACCAGAACTCAGCGATGGATTTGTTAATGACTACTTGGTAGAAGTAAGTTATACAGACGACGATTCAGATGGAGTAGCAGACAACCCAGATTTCTTTACAGATATTTCACAGTCAAGTGGGCAAGTATTTTTCCAAACAACAACTGATGCAGACAATTTGGAACGTGATTTACCATTAGCAAGTGGTACTGTAGAAGCAGATTTTAATGAAACAACAGACAGCGGATTAGTATTAACAAGTTATCCGGAAAATCAATTGTTTTACTTTGCTAATGAAACAAACAAATTTAGAAAGTTAGTCGATGGCGAACTAACTGTTGTTACTGATCTAAAACTAAAAACAGGAAGACAAGATTTACAATTCCAATACAGACACAACAGCGGCGAAACACAAAGAATTAATCCTGGATTAACAAACGTCATTGATATGTACTTGGTCACAGAAAGTTACTATAACAATTATAGAAACTATGTTCAAGACACAACTGATACTGTTGCAGAACCAATTGCTCCAACAATAAATGAGTTAACATCTGCATATACAAAATTAGAAGATAAGAAAATGGTAAGTGATAACATTGTACTCAACAGTGTCACATTTAAACCATTGTTTGGTACTAAGGCAAGTTCGGATTTAAGAGCAAACATAGAAGTTGTAAAAGCACCTAGCACTGTAATCAGCGACAGTGAAATTAAAAGTCAAGTAGTAAGTACAGTTAATGATTATTTTGATATTGATAATTGGAGTTTTGGAGATACATTTTACTTCTCAGAACTTTCGGCTTACTTACACGAACAATTGGGAACAATCATTGGAAGTGTGGTAATTACACCAAAGGATACAAGCAAGAGTTTTGGAAACTTGTATGAGATAAGATCAGCGGCAAATGAAATTTTTGTAAATGCTTTAACAGTTAATGATGTTGTGATTGTTAAGAACTTGAGTCAAAGTACTTTAAACGGATAATAGCAAATGGCAAGAAATAGATCAGTAGATTTTTTACCTGAGATTTTTAAAACAGATCCCAACAAAGAATTCCTTTCTGCTACTCTTGACCAACTCACACAAGAACCCAAACTAAAACAAATACAAGGATACATTGGTAACAAGTTTAAAGGCGGCGTAAAAACAAACGATACTTATTTAACTGAACCAACTGTTGAAAGAGCAAACTACCAACTAGAACCAGGTGTAGTTTTCGAAGACGACAACAACGACGCCGACAAGGTAATAACTTATCCTGAAATTATTGATGCACTTAAAACACAAGGTGCAAACATCACTCGCCATGATAGACTGTTTAGTAGCGAGGCATACAATTGGAGTCCATTAATTGACTTAGATAAGTTTGTTAATCACACACAATATTATTGGATGCCTAATGGTCCTGATAGTGTTGATGTACAAGCAACAACAATTGACTTGGAAGATGATTACACAGTAACTCCTGAAGACAACTACTATAGTTTCTCTGAGATTGCTGGAGAGAATCCAACGTTAACATTGGCACGTGGTGGCGTATACAACTTTTTGTCATCGCAAAATGGAACATTTTATATACAAACAGAACCGGGTGTAGCAGGAACAAAAGCCGCAACACCTAACGTGAGTTCTAGAGATGTACATGGTGTAACTAATAACGGCGGAGACATTGTTAAGTTTGCAGTACCAACTGCAACAGCACAACAGTTCTATCACGATTTAACAAAAATTACAAATGTAGACTTGGCAACATTTGCTAGATTTGATTCTATTAATGGTGCAGTATTAAGTAATTTAGAAACAATCGATGGCATAGCAGACTTAGAAGGAAAGACAATTGTATTCCTAGATAAGACAGCAGGTGATAGTGCAGACTTGGGTTGGCAATACCTAGATTTATTTGAATCAAACGATGGCTTTGAGTCGGATTCAATGGACGAACCAACATATATTGATTCACAAGCAGATAGATACAGTGTTTACAAAATCCAATATTTGACAAGTGGCAATAGCACAGTACTAAAACTAAACAAAATCAAAGCAGTAAACAATTTAGAAAAGTTTGATATCAACTACGGCACACAATATGCTGGAATTACATTCTATAAAAATTCAGCAGGATACTTTGATCAAGTTCCTTTGTTGTCGGCATCAGAAAGTAAACTGTATTATCAAGACGCTACAAACCCTGATAGATTTGGAATTATAAACTTAGTCGATGGTATTGAAAATGTAACATTATATGTCGATGATGATATTGTTGGAAAGCCAAACTACACAAGTCCAAACGGAGTTGAATTTACTAATGGTTTAAAAGTTATATTCAAAGGAAGTATCGAACCAGAAACTTACAAAGATAAAACTTATTGGATTGAGGGTGTAGGTAAAAGTATTAAATTAGTACCTGCAGAAAGTTTAATAACACCAGAGACATTTTCCGAAAGTGAGACACAACCATACGATAGTTTAGGGTATGACTCGAGTGCATATGACGAAGCATTGAGTTCTCCTTTGGGGTTAGATTATTTTACAATTAACAGAGCAAGTGACGATCTAAATCCATGGACTAGAGGAAACAGATGGGTACACAAAAATGTAATTGAAAAATCAGCAGAGTACAACAATACTACTCCAGTGTTTAACAACAACAATCGTGCTGTAAGACCTATTATTGAATTTAAACCCAACTTAAAACTTTTTAACTACGGAACTGAAAGTTTAGGTTCTGTAAACATTATTGATTTGACAGAAACAGATGCACTCAGTAATGTCAATGGTGCGGCCAGTCACGAATATGACAACTACCAATTAGTTAACGGATCAAAAATAATTTTTGCAAACGACTCAGACCCAAATGTAAAAAATAAAATTTACATTGTTGAAATGGTTGATGTACAAGATGACAGTACAGAAGAAATTAGATTAATTGAAGACACTACCGAAATACTAAACGATCAATTAGTTGTAGTCACAAACGGTAATACACAACAAGGTAAAGTTTACCACTACAATGGAACAAGTTGGATTTTATCTCAACAAAAAACTGGACTAAACCAAGAACCATTGTTTGATGTATACGATACAAATGGAAACAGTTTTAGTAGCACAAACACATATAAGAGAACAACTTTTGCAGGTACAAAACTTTTTGCGTACGGCAGAGGTACTGGTATCGATGATGCTACATTGGGATTCCCATTAAAGTATTTGAGTATTGATAACATTGGTGATATTGTTTTCGAAAATCATTTATACACAGACACGTTTACATACGATATCACAGACATCAAGAAAAACATTTCAGATGGCTTTGTAAGAAAGTATAGTGATAGAACTACATACACAAACGAAATAGGATGGACTACACACATCGATGAATATGTAGATGATCAAGTGTTTAACTTTACATACGATGGTTCTGCTTTAGTGTTAGACGTGTTACTAAAGACAGGCTTAAACACACCGAATGTAAAAGTTTATGTAGATGGCAAGTACTGTCCAAGTAGTGATTACACCGTTACTGAAAGTTTAGCAGACAATACAACAACTATAACATTTGATATAGAAGTCACAACTGGTGCAGACATTTATGTGACTGCTTTAAGTGATCAACAAAGTCAAGTGGGATACTA